GCTCCGCTCATTGGCCGGCAGTGGGTTTGGGGTGTCAGTGATTGCTGGACGCTGGTGCGTGACTGGTACGCAGAAAACTACGCGCTGCACCTCCCGGATTGGGAGCGACCCACCACAATGCAAGCGTTTAACGAAGACCCAATGTTTGAGCGCTGCTGGGGTGATGCAGGTTTTATGGAAGTGCAGGTTGAGCAGTTGCAAATCGGTGACGCGCTGCTGATGTCACTGGATGGCTCGCCAGGCCTAAACCATGTGGCGGTTTATGTTGGCGACCAAATGATCATGCACCACATTCGTGGTCGGCTCAGCTCGCGCGATCTACTCGGCAGCTATTATTTGAAGAACACCGGGCGTGCGCTCCGGCACTCAAGTAGGTGCCTGTGATGCGATTAATCAAGGTCTACGGCAGCCTGGCAAAGTTCCTAGGGCAGCGCAGCTTCAGGGCCGCGGTGAACACACCAGCGGAGGCCGTGCGGTTTTTGGTGGCTAACTTCCCCGGCCTGCAGGCGCACATGGCAGAGCAGCATTACAAAGTCAGCGTGGGTCGTGTTGAGCTTGAAGCAGACGCCGCGCCTGAACAGCTGCATTATCCAGTGAGTAAGCGTGAACCGATCAGGATTGTGCCTGTGATGGCTGGTGCTGGTGCTGTGGGGCGGATCATTGCCGGCGTGGCGTTATTGGTGGCAGCCTTTGCAATTCCTGGTTTTCAAGCATGGGCAGGTCCGTTAGCTTTTAACTTAATTACCGGCGTTGGAGTGGCGTTGACTCTTGGCGGAGTCTCGCAACTGTTATCTCCTGCGCCCAAATTAAATACAGGTACTGATTCAAACGCGGATCCTAAAAAATCCTACAGTTTTTCTGGCATTCAGAACGTTACTCGCTCTGGTGTTCCGGTCCCCGTCGTCTATGGCGAAATGCTGGTCGGCAGCGTGGTAATTTCCGCCGGCCTTACCAGCAACGAAGTGGTGGTGGTGGACTGATGGCTGACCTACTGATTGGTGCTGGTGGTGGCGGTGGTGGCGGCGGCAAGGGCGGTCGCGGGGGCTCTGCAACCGCAAACGTTGCAACGGACAACCTTGATTCCACGCAAATTGCGCGAATCATTGACTTGATCAGTGAAGGTGAGATTGAAGGTTTTCCATCAGCACGCGGTTATTTACGCGATACCGACTCCTACAATCGCGCCTTGCTGAAAGACATTTATTTCAACAACACATCGCTGGTGCGCGATGGCGCTGATCCGTCGCAACCGTATCAGTCAAATGATTTTAATTTCCGCGACGTTGATATTTACACTCGCTACGGCACGCAAACCCAAGGCTATCTTCCCTTTTCTTCCACGCAACAAGAAGTATCGGTCAACGTCAAAGTCACAAATGCGGTGCCAGTCACGCGCACTATTACCGATGCCAACCTTGATGCAATTCGCATCACCATTTCGGTGCCAGCGTTACAAATCTATCGCAGCAATGGCAACGTAGATGGCGCAGCTGTTGAACTGCAGGTGCAGCTTTCCTATAGCGGTGGTCCATACACCACGGTTTTAACTGACACAATCAAAGGTCGCACGGCTGATCTTTATCAGCGTACTTATCGAATCAATTTGACCACACCGCCACCTGTCAACGTTCGCGTGGTGCGGGTTACAGCTGATGCGGCTCCATCTGGTGGCAGCGAAACGGTCAACGATGAGATTTACTGGGCTAGCTACACCGAACTGATATACGCAAAAACCACCTACCCAAACAGCGCACTTGTCGGCATCAAAATCAATGCTGAGCAATTCAGCAGTATTCCAGATCGGATGTACCGCATCCGTGGGATCAAAGTGCAGATCCCAAGCAATGCCACGGTCGATGGCACTAATGGCCGGTTAATCTACTCAGGTGTTTGGGATGGCACATTTCAAAGCGCAAAATGGACCTCGGACCCCGTTTGGGTGCTTTGGGATTTGCTTATTAACAAGCGCTTTGGATTTGGTGATTACATCAACGCCACTTCGCTCGACAAATGGGCTTTCTATGCCGCCAGCCAATACGCATCCGCGTTGGTGCCTGATGGCCTAACGTCTGGCAGCTTTGAACCGAGATTCTCCTGCAACGTCAACATTCAGACGCAGGAAGATGCTTACAAGGTCATCAACGACCTTTGTTCAGTGTTTCGCGCTATGCCGTTTTGGGCAACCGGATCGCTGACAATTGCGCAAGATCGGCCAGCTGACGCGATCTATTTGTTCAATCAGTCGAACGTCACCGAAGAGGGCTTCAACTACAGCGGCACCAGCCTCAAAACGCGCAGCACCGTGGTGGCAGTGCGTTATTTTGACATGAATGCGCGTCAATTTGCGTATGAAGTGGTTGAAGACGCTGACGCAATTGCCAAATATGGTGTGCTTAAAAAAGAGGTAGAAGCTTTTGCCTGCACCAGTCGCGGTCAGGCGCGACGTGTGGCGGAATGGATCCTTTACGAAGAACATAACACCACTGAGGTGGTGAGCTTCAAGACCGGCATTAGCGCTGGCCAGTACGTCCGTCCCGGTAGCGTCATCAAGGTAATGGATCCGGTGCGAGCTGGTCGTGTTCGCGCTGGTCGCATTTCTCAAGTTGTCAGTGCCCGCCAAGTGCGACTTGATCGCAGCTCGGAACTAATGTTTCCAGATGGCGTACCCAATACGTTCATATTTCAAGTGGTGCTGCCAACAATCAATAGCGATGGCGACACCGTGCCTCAAGTGCAGGTCATTAACGGCGCCACGATTAACGGCGATTTAGTGACGTTGCCGACCAGCCTCAACTCTTTGCCGCAGGTTGGCACCCCGTGGATGATTACATTGCCTCAGTTGTCGGGTCAGCCGTTCCGTGTGCTGACGATTCAAGAAGAGGAAGCCGGCTCTGTTTATGCAATCACGGGCATCAAATACGACTACAGTAAATATGATTACATTGAACGCGAACAGCCGCTTGCTCCAACCGATAATAGCGATTTAAATGAACCGCCAGCAACGCCTGAGGGGTTGATTGCTGACGAGTTGCTTTACGAGTCAAACGGTCAAGTTCTCAGCAAAATTGTTGTTAGTTGGCGTCCGCAATTGAGCGTGACACGCTACGTGTTTCGCTATCGCTACGGCAACAGCAATTGGATTACGGTTTTTACTCGGTCGCCCGACTACGAAATTCAAAACAGCGACGTTGGGCTGTATCAATTTGAATTGCAGGCTGAGAACGCAGGATTTAAGCGTTCGGGCATCACGACCGCAACATTTAATGCACTTGGCAAGACCGCGCCGCCGTCTACGATCACCGATCTGTTCATCGCCCCGATCGACGACAAGAGTGCTGAGCTGTACTGGCCGCAAGCCGTCGACATCGACGTGCGCATTGGTGGGGAGATCAGGATTCGACATTGCCCGATCACTGACAGCACAGCCAGCTGGGGGCAATCCAACGACATCGTGCCTGCTGTACCTGGCTCGGCCACACGCAAGATTGTGCCATTGCTGGCCGGCACCTACTTCATCCGGGCTGTCGATTCCCTCGGCAACGAATCTGCCGACACAGCCAGCGTGGTGGTCAGTCTGCCGGCCCCGCAAGATGCCTTGCTCGTCCAAGAATTCCACGAGGAAACGGGCGCCACACCTTTCAGCGGTACGACCAACAACATGGCTTACAACGTTGATGAAGGCGGGTTGGTGATGACTGCGGCTGGTTTAATTGATGACATGGCTACCGATGGTAACTGGGACGGGCTTAGCTTTATTGATTACATCGGTGGATCGGTTAGCGAGGGAAGCTACCAATACGCCAACGTCCTGGACCTGGGGGCGGTGTACGACATCGACCTTCGCGCCATTCTGCAAACCCGCGCCTTTGAGCCTGGCAACTTCATTGATGACCGGTTGGCGGACATGGACGACTGGAACGACATGGACGGGGATGACCTCGGTGCCGTCAATACCAGCCTTTACGTGCGAACAACCACCGGCAACCCCAGCAGCTCACCAACATGGGCGGACTGGCAACCGTTCGTTAACAGCACCACGCGGGGTCGCGGCTTCCAATTCAAGATCATTGCCGATGCCACCAACCCCGGTCAAAACCTCGTTGTTAGCAAGCTTGGTGTTGTCACCCAGCTAGAACGCCGCACCGAACAACAACGCAATATCACCAGTGGTGCAAGCACTTATACAGTTACGTTCCCAAGCGCGTTTTATGACGTGCCGAGCATTGGCATCACGGCGCAGGATTTAGGGACTGGCGGATATTTCACGATTGCCAACCCAACGCGGACAGGGTTCCAAGTTACCTTCAAAAATGCTGCCGGTAGCATTGTTAGTAAGACCTTTGATTACATGGCCGTCGGGCACGGAAGGCAAATCGCATGAGCCAATCCACTGACTATGTGCTGAGTAACCAGAGCGGCGCCAACTTTCGCGCTGAGCTAAACAGCATTCTGGCTGCCATCGTTAGCCAGAACTCAGGCTCGACCGCACCCACTACCACTTACGCCTATCAGCTGTGGATTGATACGAGTGCCACCCCAGCGCTGCTCAAGATCCGCAACGGTGCCAATAACGGTTGGGTCACGATCGGGGACGTTACTGCCACCAACCTTGGGCTTGCTGCCCTGGCATCGCCCACGTTCACGGGCACTCCTGCTGGGCCGACAGCAGCGGTGGACACCAACACCACACAGCTGGCCACTACGGCCTATGTGTTGGCACAGGCGGCAGCGGCAACGCCGGTCATCAACGGGACGGCAGCAGTTGGCACCAGCACTCGGTACGCCAGGGCAGATCACGTCCACCCGATGGATACCACGCGAGCGGCATTAGCCACGGCGCAGAGCTTCACGGCAGCCCAACGCGGGGCAATCACCGCCCTAACCGATGGGGCCACCATCACCCCAGATTTCAGCCTTGCCAACAACTACTCGGTCACGCTTGGGGGAAACCGCACGTTGGCCAACCCGACCAACCTGACGGCAGGGCAAAGCGGCGTGATCGTCGTGTCGCAAGACGCCACCGGTTCACGGACGTTGGCCTTTGGCAGCTACTGGAAATTCCCCGGCGGCACCGCGCCAACATTGACCACAACCGCCAGCGCTGTGGATGTGTTGGCCTACTACGTGGAAAGCTCCACCCGTATCACTGCCCGCCTTGTTAGCGACGTGAAATGAGCGTGATTAACAACAACCTCCTGCTCACTGCACCGGCTGCTGCATCAGCTACCGGGGTGAGTAGATCCCTCCGCTTCAATGCCCCCGATTCTGCATACTTAAGTCGCACCCCCGCATCTGCCGGCAACCGCAAGACCTGGACCTGGGCGGGGTGGGTAAAAAATTGCTCGTTTACAAGAACTCAGTTTTTATTTGGCGCAAGCAATACTATTGCTGCAATTAACGCCAACGGCACCGCAACTGATTGCGAGCTTTATTTTAATCTTCGTGGTGGAGCTACAAACTATTTTGTTTCCTACGCCAATAAATTCAGAGATCCCTCGGCTTGGTATCACTTAGTTTTTGCCCTTGACACTACGCAAGCAACGGCAAGTGATCGTCTTAAGGTGTATGTCAATGGTGTTCAGATAACAGCAGCTGGCGGCCTTGGGCAATCTTTTCCTCCACAAAATAGCGATCTTTTTATTAATGACGCAACAAGCCACACTATTGGTGGAAACTATTATTTTGATGGGTTTCTGGCCGACTGCTATCTGATTGATGGTCTACAGCTCGACCCCACCAGCTTCACCACCACCGACGCCACCACCGGCCAGCTAATACCAAAAGCCTTTAGTGGTTCGTACGGGACCAACGGGTTCCATCTCACCTTCGAAGACAACAGCAGCAACACCGCCACCACATTAGGGAAGGACTCTGCGGGGTCGAATAATTGGACACCAAATAACTTCAGTATCACCGCTGGTGCAGGCAACGACAGCCTCATAGACGTTCCCACTAACGGGTCGCAGACGGATACCGGCGTGGGGGGCGAGGTGAGGGGGAATTATGCAACGTTAAATCCGCTGGACAAGAATGCCAGTGCAACGCTTTCAAACGGTAATCTTGATTTTTACAACTCTGCGGCTAGCCATTATTTAGTCAGATCGACGTTTGGAATTGCATCTGGTAAATGGTATTGGGAAGCAACTATTCCATCCGATGCATCAAGTGCTGCAAATTTTTGTGCTGGCATAAGCCGTTCCACTGCCACTCTTAGTTCTTACGTTGGTGCTGATTCCAACGGCTGGGGTTTACTTGGGAATGGAAACACTCAAAATGGTTCGGGATCTTCTTATACCACAGCGCTTGCTTTGGGTGATGTAATTGGCATTGCTTTTGATGCGGATGCCGGAAAAATATGGTGGAGCAAGAACGGCACTTATCCCAACTCAGGCAACCCTGCAACGGGTGCAAACGCACCATACTCAAATGTAACCGTAGGCAGTGGACCTTATTTCCCCTCTGTTTCGGCCTATCAAAGCGCAGCAATTTCTAACTTCGGCCAACGCGCATTTGCCTACACCGCCCCCAGCGGCTTCAAGGCGCTCTGCACTACAAACCTGCCCGCGCCATTAGTCACAAAGCCTAATACCGTGATGGACGTGAAGCTGTACTCGGGCACGGGTAGCAGCCAAAACATCACCGGGTTGGCGTTTAGCCCTGATTTTATTTGGACCAAGCCAAGAAATGAAGTCAGTTCGCACGTCTTGTTTGACATCGTGCGAGGGACAAATCTTGCACTCTACTCAAACGCAACCACTGCAGAAACAACAGAAACGACATCACTGACTGCATTTAACAGTGATGGATTTTCGCTGGGGGCAAACAACAACGTCAACAAAAGCAGTATCTCTTACGCCGCCTGGACCTGGGACGCCGGAAGCTCCACCGTCACAAACACACAAGGCTCCATCACTTCGAGTGTGAGGGCTAACCCGACGGCGGGGTTCAGCGTGGTCACCTATACGGGGACGGGGTCGGCTGCGACGGTGGGACACGGCTTAGGCGTTGCCCCAAGC